AGAACCACACCCTGCACGATCTTCAGGTTGCGGAAGTGCATCGCGACGGTCTCGCCGTTCTCTGGGCGATTGCGGTACACGCCCTGCTTCCAGTAGGTCTGCCACTGGTCGGAATAGCCCACTGGGCCGTCGTGCTCGATGATCAGTTCGCCGTCGCGCCACAACATCAACAGGCCCCTCTCGCTGTCCAGCGCGATGTTGAAGTGCATTTGATACCAGTGGTCACGCTCGATGGGACGGTCGTCGCGGTAGGCGGTGTACCAGTTCGGGCGCGATGACGAGCCGCTGTTGCACGACACTTCCATGTGATCATCGCCGTGGAACATCACCTCGCAGGCGGGCGACATCGACATGCCGGAATGGAACTGGCCGCAGGTCAGCCAACTGGACGAGATTTCGGGGCCGTCCTCGACCATCCATTCGTAGGACACCACGATGGTGTTGTTCTCGATCTGGATGCGGTCGAGCATGCCCATCTCGCAGCGCTCGGTCGTGCCGGAATCGGGCCACTGGCCCTTGTACTGCTCGCCGTCGCGCAGCTCGTAGCGGATGGCGACGTCGTCGGACGAGATGATCGACCATTCCTCCGCCGGGGTGTTGTGGCCGAAGAAACCGCCGATGCTCATGTAGTCGATGTAGGTTGATTCCGGCGTCTCGGCCCGCCACTCGCTGGGCGAGATGACGCTGGCGGCTACCATCGCCTCGACGGGCGGCTGGTAGGCGTCGAGCGGCTGCGGGGTCGGGCGTTCGTTCTTCTGGGCCATGACGATCTCCTTGGCTGGCGGCGCGCAACCTATCACGTTGGCAGGCCCTGCTCACGCTCCTCCGACGGTTCCCAGCTTTCGGGGTCTGGCTCGGGATCGGGCAACGTGATGTCGGGCAAGCCGAGGCCGTCGGTGCCGACGATCATGACGCTGTCGGATTCCGCCAGCACCTGCCCCAGCGCCCGGTAGCGCTCGCACAGCATGTAGTGGTAGCCGCCGGTCTTCAGGCGGGCTTCCGCACGACCGTGGTGGGTCATGCGGTTGTGTAGGGCCGTGAGGACGAGTTGCAGGTCTCTCTGGCCGAGGATGACGGTGGAGCGCAGGACGGTCGGCATGGTCTTTCCAGTTTCCAATTTCCCCATTCCGGGGTGTCGTTACGGGTGACGACGCGGCGCAGTTCACCGGTGACGCGGTCGCGGCTGTCGAGATAGATTACGAAGCAGCCGCTGGACCGGGCGAACATCCACTGTCCCTTGAGCTTGCGCTTGCCGTTTATCCAGATTCCGTCTCGCATCAATCCATCCTCGCGACTTCGAAGGTACCGTTGTCGTCGTGGACGATGATGACGTAGCCGTGCGGGTAGAGCGCGACAACCTCCTGCGACAGCGGCAGGCCGGTTAGCGCCAGCGGCATCAGCGGCGCATCGCCCGGGAAGGTGATCGCCTTGGTCTTGCGGTTGAACTTCCACTTGTCCTGCTTCTGCCAGCCGCCGCCGTGCTGGTAGCGCTCGTTGACCTGCTGCTTGCCGGGGCGGGGATCGTCGGCGCGGAAGATGTCCGGCAGCAGGCCGAGGATTTCGGGGTCGAACGGCTCGACAAGGCCGAACCAGAGCGAGATGTGGGTCATCACAGCGCTCCTTGCTCGATTTCGCGCAGGCGGATCTTGTGCTCGAGGCGGGCGATCTCGCTTTCAAGGAAGCGTTCGGTCGCGGTCGGCCCAGCCCGGTTCGGGTCGCCACCGTAGACGATCTCGATGGTCTGGGTGCGCATGGTCTGGTCGTGCGCCCCGCGCAGGTGCTTGAGGCGGATGAGGGCGAGGTCGTCGTGGTGAATGGTCATGGCGGTGATTCCTTTCGTGGCGACTAGGCGGTGGTGCGGACCGGGAACTGGCTGAACTCGCGTTTCAGGCGGCGCATGGTCTGCAGGAAATCGGGAGCCTGATACTCCCGCGCGGTGATGTCCATCGCGCCCTGTTCCTTGAGCCAGACGCGCAGGTCCTTGACCTCCTCGTCGCCCTGCACGGTGGCCTCGCCGGACAGGGTCGCGGGCAGGTTGCCCATCATGCTGCGGTAGGTGTAGCTGACGGTGTAGATCGTGGTGTCCATCATGCGGCCCTCATGTTGCGGGTGTAGTTTTCGCCGAGGTAGCGGATAACCTCGTCGCGGCGCAGGTCGCGCTTGGTGGCCCAGTACTGATAGACCGGGTTGAACACCTCAAGGATCGGGGTGCCGGTGTGGCGCGAGACGGTGGCGCGGGCGATCAGCGAGAGGTAGCTCGGCTGGAAGCGGTTGATCCCGGTGGTGCGGCAGAAGCGGTAGGCGTTCATGGCGGTGTTTCCGTGTTGCTGCGTCAGCGCCGTGCTGACCTCTCCCTTGTAGGGGAGAGCCAACCGCCCGTCAAGCGATTGCTGACGTAAAGTCAGCTTTTTGACGATTATTTTCATTCGGCAGAATTGCGGCTATGGTCGCCCAGACGAGGAATCCCCGCCCATGGCCTCAAGCGCAAACGTCGTGCCGTTCCCCCGCCGAGAGGCCGATTCCGCCGAGGAGATGGATGCCCCGCCCCGGGCGGTATCTACCCTGCGGACGCAATTCACCAATGCGGTCGGTGCGAAGACCGACGAAAACGCCGAAGCGGCAGAAGCTGAAAGGTATTATCATTCCGTTCAGTGGGACGCCAAAGACCTGCGGACGCTGGAAGCTCGCAATCAGGCCCCGGTCACCTTCAACAGAATCGCCCGCAAGGTGAACGTGGCCATCGGCATCTTGGAGAAGATGCGGCAGGACCCCAAGGCGTGGCCGAGGACACCCTCCCGGCCCGCCGAGGACGGCGCAGAACTGGCGACCTCAGTGCTCAACTACGCGCTGGGCTGGCAGTGGGAAGACCAGAGCGTCGAGGTCGGGCGCAAGTCGCTGGTGCGCGGCATCTCGGGGCTGGAATGCGTCCTGACGCAGGGCGATCAGGGCGACCCCGAAATCGAGTGGGATCTGGTCGACCAAAGGGATTATTTCTACGATCCGCGCTCCTCGAAACACGACTTCTCCGACGCCCGCTTCATGGGCACCAGCCGGTGGACGGACCTCGATGCGGCCATCGACAAGTGGCCGGACTACGAAGACGACCTCAACGACTACATCGAGAACGGCCCCGCCAGCGACATGGAGCGCGGCGACGAGCGTAACCGCATGAGCTGGGTCAACAAGTCGGAGAAATCCGTCCGTATTGTCGACCACTGGTTCATGAAGGGCCAGCAGTGGTTCTACGTCATCTATTGCGGTTCAATTGCCCTTGAATGGGGCGAATCCCCGTATCGCGACGAGAAAGGACGCTCGACCCACAAATACGAGATGGTCAGCTTTGAGATCGATCAGGACAACGACCGCTATTCGCCGTTCCGGCACCTGAAGTCGCCGCAGGACGAGGTCAACCAGCGCCGCAGCAAGGCCCTGCATGCCCTCAACTCCCGCCGGGTGATCGCCGACGACGGCGCGGTCGATGACGTCGATGTGGCCCGCCGGGAACTGGCCCGCAACGACGGCTGGGTGATCAAGAACCCCGGCAAGGAATTGATCACCGAGGATCAAGTAAAAGATCAGACCTACAAGGGCCATTTCGAGATGTTGGCCGAGGCCAAAGCCGAGATCGACAGCTATGGCCCGAATCCCGGCCTGATCGGCACCGAAGTCGACCCCAGTTCAGGTCGCGCTATTGCATTGCTGCAAGCCGCCGGCATTGCCGAGATGGGTCCGTTCTTCAAGGTCTACCGGCATTGGAAACTCAGGGTCTACCGGAAGACTTGGAACAGCGTCCAGCAGTTCTGGCAGTCGCCGCGCTGGATTCGCGTCACCGACAACGAGGATCTGGCGCAATTCGTCCAAGTGAACGGCTGGGAGCAGGACGAGTTCGGCAAGCCGGTCGCGATCAACCAGTTGTCCTCCCTCGACGTCGACATCATCATCGGCGAGAGCAGCGACAGCACCTCGACCATGCAGGACACCTACGAAGCGCTGCAGGTCATGGCCAAGAACGGTCAGGTGATCCCGCCGGACATCCTGATCGAAATGAGCGGGCTGCCGTCCTCGACCAAGCAGAAGCTGCTGTCGAAGCTCGAGCAGGCGCAGCAGAACCCGATGGAGCAGCAGGCGATCCAGTTGAAGCTGCAGCAGGTGCAGGCCGAGATCGCGGAACTGAACTCAAAGGTCCAGCTCAACCTCGCCAAGGCGCAGGAAGCCGCTACCCCGAAGCCCGGGCCAGCAGCGCAGGTCGACACCCCGGCGGATCTGGCCAAAGCCAACCTCGACGCCGCCCGGGCGCGCGAGATCGACCACAAAATTCAGGCCGGGACGCACATCCCGGCGCAACGCGAGCCGCCGCCGCCGGAAACCCCGGGCCTGTTCGAGGTCAATCTTGCCAAGGCCCGCCGCGAGCATGCACAGGCAGGGGTCGCCGACGCACAACGCATGAAGACGCTGCTGGAAGCCCGCACGATTGCGGAATCCCCTCCCGGCATGCTGACGAATCCGCCACCTCCCCGTCCGCTTGGCGGTGGGCGCGGGGAGTAGCGGTAAGAGCCTTTCCCGGCTCACATCCTGTGGGCGTGACGCGCTTAAGGGCTGGGGAGGGTCGACGGAGGGCGGTGGGGCGAGGCATAGCGCTTCCACCGCCCGACGGTCGTTTATCGCGGTCCGACTAGTCGGACAACTTGACGCCATTCCCATCTGGAGCGCATAACAGCCATCTCTGCTGCCGCACGGGCGGCATTGTGTCGGGCGTTACGACCCGGCTTTCCCGGCTCACCGGGGTGACTGGTGTGAGGGCTGACAGCCCTATCGTGGCCGTCACGGCGTGACAGTGACAGGGTGGAAAGACCAATATGCCGGACCCAAGCGAAGAGGACGACATCTTCTCCGAAGCCCAGCTTCCTGCGGTGCAGGAGCAGGTGCCAGACCGAGAGGTCGCCGTTCCCGATTCGCATGCCGACGAACTCGTCTCATCGATGATCTCATCGATGCAGCGAGAGAACGGCGGACCGGCAGCCCGACGCTACGTTCCGACCCAAGCCGATTCCGGCGATTCCCGTCAGCTTCAGACCCGGCAACCGCCCGGTCAGGGGCAGCAGCAGCCGATGCCCACCGAAATGCAGGGTGTGATCGCTGAACTGCGCGAGGAACGTCGGGGCCGTCGCGAGTTGGAGCGGCAGATTCAGGAACTCCGCAACCCGCGCCAGCCTGAGGTGCCATTCTCCCAGAGGGTGTTCGAAGATCCCGACAACGCTATCGACGGTCGTGTGAAGCAACACATCGATCCGATTGCGCAGCAGCTACAGACGTTCCGCACGGACATGGACTTCAAGGTCGCGCGGATCGCCCACGGCGAGGATTTCGACACCGCTTATCAGGAATGGTTTCAGCAGGTCGGCGACCCGCAGCGTCCAGACCCCCAGAGCTACTGGGCGGTGATGAACGCGGCGTCCCCGGGTGAAGCGCTGATGGACTGGCACAACCAGCGCCAGATCCGCAGCGAGATCGGCAACGAGGGCCTAGCGGCCTTCCGTGCGCGGATCGAGCGCGAGGCTCTTGAGCGGCACGGACTGGCCCCGGAGGCTCTGCCGCCGGCCCGCCAGCCTAATGGCAACGGCGGCGCGCCACGCGCCAGCAACGGTCAGTTTTCCGCCCCACGGCATGAGGTGCGTCTTCCGACCGCCACCAGCCGGATGGGTCACACAAGCCGTGAGGCTGCCTATTCCCCTGAGGACGGCTCGGACGAAGCGATCTTCGATTTCGGGCGGGAAAAACGAAAGTAAAGCCCGCCCTCTCCTCATGAGAGAGCGCTATGGCTGTCACATCCACTTACGTCGGTAACCAACTCATCAAATGGCGCAAATCCGTCTTCCGGGAATGGCGTCGGGGTAACTTCTTCTCGCCCTATATGGGCGACGAGCCGAACGCCATCATTCAGGTCACGCGCGAACTGAAGGACGGCGGCGACATCCTCAACATTCCCATCGTCTCGGCGTTGCGCGGCCCCGGCGTGTCCACTGGACCGCTGACCGGCAACGAGGAGAAGATGATCAACTACGGCATGCGCTTGTGGGTGGATTGGAGCCGCAACGCCGTCCTCCTGACCCGCGCCCAGATGCGCAAGTCCTCGTTCGAACAGCTTGAGCTGGTGCGGCCCCTCCTGACGGAATGGCAGAACGCGCTCCTGCGGGACGAGATCGTGCTCGCCTTCAACTCGATCCCGTCGGAAGCCCCGCCGGTCAATCTCGGCAACGAGGCGACCGGCGGCCAGCGCGTCAACGGCATTCTCTGGGACGCCGCCACGGCAGCCCAGAAAAACGCATGGCTTACCGCCAACTCCGACCGGGTGGTGTTCGGCGCGGCGCTGACCAATCAGGTCACCGGCGACGTCGCGGCATCCTTGGCGATGATCGACAACACCAACGACAAGCTGACGGCGGCCAACGTCCTGCTCGCCAAGCGGGTCGCCCGTCGGGCCGTCCCGGGGATCTCGCCCTACCGCGAAAGCGAAGCCAAGGGGCGGGAATACTTCGTCCTGTTCGCGGGGCAGAACGCCTTCCGCGACTTCTCGGCGGACCCGGCGGTGCTCAACGCCAACCTCTACGCACGACCGCGTGAAGGCAGCGGCGTCGACAGCAACCCGCTGTT